GAGAAGGGGAGCTCAGCCGAGGCACCTGGATCGCCGCTGATGGCCGCGCCGTTGTTGGTGCTCACGCTGTTGGCGGTGTAACTCTCTGGCAATGTCAGCGGCAGACTGCCACCACTGGCCAGTGCGAACGTCAGCTTACTCGAGTTTGATGTGCCGGTGATGGTGAGGGTGGTCACTCCGGCCTTGTCCACGCTCTTGGCACTCTCGATGGTTACAAACTCGGGTTTACCGGCCTGCGTCACCGCGCGAACCACATCTTCGCAGTTGGCTGCCTTGAATGTTATGTTAGTACTGCGGGCATTTCGTCCCGTGTTGTCGGCGCCGGCGGTCACGTTTACGGTGTCGTTGCCGCTGCCTGATGTCTTGCTCGGTACGAGCCATTGTGCGTATGCCATAATCTTAATTTATTTAATTTGCCATTCTAAATCGGTTGAAGTCTCTATCTGATAGTCGATGCCCACCTGCGGAGTGAGCCACACCAGCTCTTGCGGTTGCTCGGGCCATACATGCAGGTAATGATATAGTCCCGTTTCGCGTGTCCGGCTTGCGATGCCATCTGTCAGGGGACAGGTTCCTGGCAGGACTCTGCCAGGAACCTGTCCCCTGACAGATGAACGTCCGCTAATCATTCTACTTGATGATGCACTCGCGGGGATATTACCTATTATCGTTGCATTTCCCTTCATCCTATTATCGCCATGTGCGGGTTAATCTTGATTACCTCCTTGCGGGTGCCGCTGGGGTAGTCGGTGTCGGGGATGTGCACCGTCAGTCGCAGCATCAGTCGGCCCACGCCGAAGTCGTCGGTATCTACCAGCACCACGTAGGCAGCTCCATCGTCGATCATGATGCAGTCGGCCTTCTGGTAGTCCTTCGCCTTGTCCTTCTGGCTCACGTTCACCACCTTCACCTCGAAGTCGATGTCTTTCAGCAGTAGTCCGTCGGGCAGGTCGGCCGTGAATGCTATCTTGGTGTCGCTGCCCATTGTCACGCGCTCTATCGGAGTCTCCTCCAGCGGTCCGTCGGCCAGGCGCATGTAGGGCTTCAGCTTCAGGTCGAAGGCATAACCCACATTATACATCTGCTGGGCGCTTGCAGGCGTGCCGTGTTCGTAACTCATCACCACCAGCAGCAGCGAGCACTCGCGGATGGGGGCGGGGATAGCGCCGTAATTGTCGATAAAGTCGTCGTAGGTTCTTTGGCACAAGTCCAGAATGGCCTGCTCCGCGCTCTCGCCGTACAGCGTCAGTTTAGTGTCTTCGAGGTCAAAGTCATGCTCTATCCTCAGCTGGTCTTTGATTTCATCGAGTGTCAACCATTTCATATCTTTTTCTGTTTTTTATTCTAACTAATAAACCCGCAACTTTGGGTTGCGGGTTTACCAAATGCGAATATTTGACGATTATCTTCTTTTGCTCGTCACGATCTCGCCTCGGCCTGAGCGGTTCAGATAGTTGGTCAGTCCCAGCCAAATCATCTCGCCGCTCACGTATGGCTTTCCCCCTCCGCCGTTGCCATCTTGCCCGATGGCTTGGAGCGATGCGGCCAGCACGCCCGCCTGACTTCGGTTGAGCACCACCTCTCCGGCATTGAGCATGGCGGGTATCTGGTCTCCACTGTAGGTGTTGCCATCTACATATCCGTTGGCAGCATGCACCACGCCGCCCTTGGCGAATGGGAGGAAGTTGGTCGCCGTGTTGGCTGTTACTGCTGCGGTCAGCGTTCCGAGTGCTACGGTGTTGGCAGCCACGGCAATGGTGTTGGCAGTTTCGGTGCTTGTACTGAATATCGAGATGACGGCTTGCACGCCTTGTATTATCGACATCAGTCCTTGCAACACGTTCAGGCCCTTCTCCAGCTCGGCTGGCAGTTTTATACCCATGCCCTCCAGTCCGCCTCTGATGCTTGTCAGTCCGTTGATGGCCTTGCTCAGTTCCGTCATCGGGTCCTTCGTCTTGTTGGCCTTCTCGCGCTTCTCCTTGTCGGGGTCATTTACGTATTCATCAAGAACGCGCTTAATATCAAACTGCTGTGCCCCGATGCCCATCATCTGGCGCAAGCCTTCATCACCCAGCATTCCCCAAACCGATGGCATGGTGTCTTCTGTCTTGGTTGCAGCAATATTTGCTTTGTTTGCATCCCACGCGACCTTCTCCTCGATGGGTTTCACGTGGGTTGTAGTAGTTGTGGTGCTGCCGCCACGCAGGAGTTTTATTTCGTCCTGAGTTTGCTTTATCTGAGTGTTATAGGTGTCGCGGGCCTTGAAGTCCTTTTTATTGATGGCCTCGTCGCGCAGTTTCTTCAGTTCCTTCAGCTTGGCCTTCAGACTGTCCAGACTCTTCTCGCCCTCGTCGGTGTCTACATCCACGTCTACTGTGATGGTGGTTTTGTCGTTGTTGTCGGTCTTGGCGGGTGTTGGGTTTATCTCGCGCAGTCCGCGTGTCTGATACTCGCGTGCCATTTGCAATACTGCTGCACGCTGAGCCTTCAGCACGTCCACGTTCTCATAATGGAAGAATCCCGGACGATCTTTCGATTCCCACTTACCGCCGTTGGCTATCTTCATGTCGTAGTCGGCCAACTGTTGACGATAGCTCTTCATCGTGGCATTGAATGCTGCACGCTTGTGTTTAGAGCCTCGCAGTGCACCTATCTGCTGGTCCACCTTGGTGGGACCTTCACTACCACCCGCGCCGTTCATCTCGCGCAATGCCTTGGCAGCACGTCCGCCAGCTGTGGCCACTCCGTCGAGTTTACGGATAAGTTCGGCAGCCCAGTCCACTACATCCTTCAGGGCTCCCGACGAAGCATTGATGTGCAGGTTCAGTCCCTCCCATGCCGATGACAGACTTTTAAGTGCTCCGTCCAGGTTGTCGGTGTTGGTCTTGGCCTGATCCACTGCCGTATTGGTGCCGGTGATGGCCTCGGTCATATTGCGGGCCTCCTTTGCTGCGTTGGCCAGTGCCATCGCCTGCGATGCGAACATCTTGCCGGCAATCTGCTGATAGCCCACGATGTCGAGGTTGGCTTTGCCCAGGTTCTCGAATGCTTGGGTCAGTCCCACGATGGATGGCTTGAAGTCGTTATTGGCCTGCTTCTCCAGATTCATTATGATGCTGCGCAGGGCTGTGCCGGCGGTCGATGCGTCGAAGCCTGCCTTGGCCAGCTGCTCCAGATTGGCCACCAGCTCCTCATAGTCGGTGCCCACGGCCTTGGCTGCTGTGGCACTCTTGGTGATGGCCTCGCCCAGCCATGCTATGTCGCCCGCGCCCTTCTGCGAAGCAGCTGCCAATACGTTGATGTATCGTGCGGCATTGTTAGAGTCGCCACCCATCTGGTTGATAGATGTCGAAAGGGTCTGTGCTGCGGTCTGTAGGTCGATGCCTGCGGCCTCGCTCAGAGTGATGGCGTATTTGGTCACCTCCTTCAGTGCCTGTCCGCTCTCCAGCAGTTGTGGCTGCTGCGAACCTATCAGTCGGAATGCATCGGCCACCTGACTGGCGGTCAGCGTGGATGTAGATCCGAGCTCGATGGCGTACTCCTTCAGTTGGTCGAGGTCTTTGCCCACCATACCAGTGAGCGACGACAGCTGACTCATCGACTTCTCGAAGTTCATGGCCAGATTAATGTTGTCGCCCAGCAGTTTGAATGCACCCGCAGCACCAGCCACGGCAGCGCCCACACCTGTGAACATCGAGGCGCTCATGCCGAACTTTCCTGCCACACCGTTAAGTACTCCCTTCAGATTATCCATCACGCCACTGCCGCCCATCGAGTACAGCTCCTCCTTGGTTTGTTTGATGCGCTGCTGGAGTTGCTGTAGGCTGGCGCTCATAGCCTTGCCGAACTCGCCCTGCTTGGCCTTGTCGGTAAGTTCATTGTATGCTTTTGCTGCATCGTTGTACGATCCCACCAGGTCGCGCAGCTTGTCCTTGGTGTTGTTGGCGCCACTCTGCACGGTGCCTAGTGCGCGTGCACTCTCGATGGCCTTCTGGCTGAAGTTGTCGAAATCCTTACCGCCAAGCGATGCCTGATGGGTCACATCCTTCAGTGCCTTGGCGGTATCGCGCAGCTTCGAGTCGAATTGCGTGGTCTCGAGCTTAAATCTGGTTATTACGTCTGCCATATCTTATTAGTATAAAATTCCACGTATTATGTCGTCGATCATCTTGTCGAGGTTGGCCGATGCGTGCTGGAGTTGCTGCTGCGATGCAGGGCCGAACCAGTTGCGGGGTGCTATGGCTCCACGGTTGCCGTATCGTGTGCGGCGCGTGTCGGTACCGGCATTTAAGAATCGCAGTATGAATCCGCGATCCTTGCCCTCGTAGCTCATCAGGTCGGTGGTGCGCTGGGTGCGCCGCCTGCGGTTGCCGCCTCGCTGTCCCTCCTTCAGTGTGTGTGGTGGCTCATACAGTCGCATAGCTCCGGCGCGTCGGCTTTGTAGTATGTTTACCTGACCACCAAAGATTCTACGATATACGGCATATCTCACGGCCTTGTAAGCATGACGCGGGTCGCTGTCCATCTGTAGTCCGCTTCGTGCGTCGCTTTGCAGCGTCTTGCGCACTTGGGCCAGAGCTTGGCGTATCACCTCATTAATGCGATTGCGCATCATGGGGTTTTTGGTAGATGCTTCGCCGAGCTGCTTGATTCGCTCGTCGAGTCCCTTCAGTTCTATCGTGCCATTATCTGCCATATACTTTTATGCGGATTTGTGTCGGGGGTTTACCATTGGGCACAAAAAAAAAGGGGCGCCGCTGCGCCCCGTACTAACTAAAACAATAATTCACTATTAATCTAAAAACCTATAACTAAAAACCTATAACAAAAACCTAAAACTATAAATATTAATACTACTAACGTTACGATATAATTGATTATGATAAAAACTATTTTTACTCTGCGAACCTTGCGGCCTCCCAGATGCGGCGGGTGACGAGTCCACCCAGCTTCTTGCCGCCGGCAGTTACCCATCGCAGGAACTGCTCTTGTATCTCCCAAGTCTTGCGGCCGCTCTCGATGTACTTCTTCAGTGTGCTCGAGTTCCAATTAGCAGGGCCGCAGTTGTAGATGAAGTCGAGCACGGCGTCGTATCTGCCTTGCGTGGATAGCATCTTGCACTTGTTCACGTAGGGCTCGAACCGGGCGATGTCTTCCTTCAGGAACTGCTCGGCCTGGAATGCCGTTATCTTGTCGCCACGCTTCACTCCCTGGGTGTGGCCGTAGCCGATGGTCCACACTCCAGCGCTGTCTTGATAGGCCTGAAGCACGCAGGCTTCGCTCCTCTTGATGTGAGCGATTAGTATCTGGCTTGCTTTCATACGCTACAGTTCGTTATTGGGTTCTATCTCTGCGGGTTGTTTCTTCTCGCGTGCATCCACATCTTGTAGATCGTCTTCGAGAACCGAACAGTCGACATCAAAGTGCCTCGCGGTCTTGTCGATGAGCACCTTGGCCAACATCTTCCACACTCGTGCGTGCTTGTCGCCTGGCAGTCGGCAGCTGGCCTTGTTCTCAGCTATCGAGAGCATCTGTTCGGCGCACACCACTCCTGCGGTGATGTAACTGATGGGCACGTAGACATCCACGAATATCCACCGCTCCACGCAGTAGGCCAGAATGATGATGACGAAGCGCTCGATGAGGGTGGGGATGACCTGTCGGAACTTGTACGACATGAACTTGGCCTCCTCGCGCTTCTGCTTGGGGTACATGATATGCACGCGCTTGTCGAGTTCGTAGGCGCTCCATGCGTCGTAGAGCACGAAGAGGGTGGCGATGATGATGAGCGGGAAGGCTGGCTCGAATCGGCCCACTATCCAGCCAATGATTCCGCCAAACGTGAGTGAAAACCACTCGAATGATTTTATTGCCATGATTCTTATATTTTTTAAAAGTTTGTTGCTATTCTCCCGTGAGTGCGCCATTGCCCACGAAGGTGAAGGTGCCCTGTATCAGATTGCCGCGGGTAGCGGTTATCTTGCAAGTGCGCAGGATGGCCGTGCCTTTGAGCGTAATTGGCATGTCGTAGTGGCTGGCGCGATTCATGAATTTCAGAGTGTAAGAGTTGCCCACCAGTAGTGCGTCGGTCAATGCTGCGTTAGGATAGGTGAACATCGTCTGGTATGTGGCATACTTCAGCAGATAGTTCACGGTGACCTGCCACTGCTTGCGGCCAGTCAGATACTCGCGATAGTTGCCCTGAGTGGCGCTGGCTATCTCGATGAGTTCGCTCTCCACCTGTATCTCGGTGGTCTTGGTGCCGGCTATCGTGTGCCCATCAAGCTGCACCAGTATTATGTTTCCGTTTAGTGCCATATCTTTACTTCATTAATGTGAATTTGTAGTTGTCATTTCTCAGGTCGAAACCTACCCCCACTTGTCGCCATCCGCTGCCGTAGCCGGTGATGCTGAAGGTGTCCATATACTCGTCGTCGTCGCGGGTCGAGTTCTGGTTCTTCAGCATCATGTCTATCTTCTTCACCGGGCGGAACATGTAGGCGTAGTCGAGCTGTGCCGATAGGTGTCCACCGATTATACGGTTCGGCGTGTCCACATAGTCGCTTATCAGCATGCTGATAGTGTCGGTGTTGGCACGTGCCTGCTGACGGATGATGCGGGTGGGGTTGGTGCGTGTGCCCATATACTTGGCCAGGCTGTTCACGGCCGAGATGAGTTGCAGACCGGTGATGTGGTCACCCCAATAGCTTGGACCATAACCCTTCGGTATCAACTTGAACGTGACGGGCGCAGTGACTGCGGGTATCTGTTCGAATAAACTATCTTTCTCGCCCACCATATAATTACCATCGGCGTCGGCATTCAGGTCGATGTATGTCTCGGTCGAAACCCAGCTCAGCAGTCCGGTGGTGGTGTTCTTGCTCAGATACTTACCGTCGCACGTCACCATGCATCGGTAGCTGTAGGTGTGGTTCAGCGTGGTCATCTTCAACAGGAAATCCTCGCGTGGCCACTCGCTGAAGGTGTACTGCCACAGCACGGTGTTGTCCTCGATGGCTTGCGGCTGGCGGAAGCTCAGGTCTATCATGGCCTGACTACTGGTGCCGAACACGCGCACCATGTTGCCCTGTTGTGCTTGGCTGGCATAGAGTGCGGCGCTGTTGCTCCACAGCGTGCTGCTGAATCCGCCGCCATCGGCTACGCTGATGGGTAGTAAGTAGGCCACCTTGCCGTCGATACCCGTTATACTACCCTCACTGTTCAGTGTGGCCAGGTCCAAGTTCATATTCACCTCGTCGATATATTCGCCGTTTTCAATGTTGAGCTCGTCGAGTGGCAATATGGTCGACACGTTAGCGTGGCGGTCGGCTGCGGTATAGTTGGATAGCAGCGCCACCTGGGTGGGGGTGTGTTCGTCGGTCTCGCCGTAAATGTCGTATGCCTTGTAGGCGCCGCTGTAGTCGAATCGGGTAAAGAATATCGCCTTGCTGCCCAGGTACACGCCGTCGTGAGTGATACAACCGCACAGGTTGCAGATACCCTCCACCAGCTCTTGATAGCTGATGGGCAGGAACAGGTCGTTGGCTCCGTAGTTGTAGTTGGGGTTGTAGGGGCTGACGATACGGTTGCTCACTCGCAGGTTTGTCAGCGCCACGGTGGTCATATCCTTGGGCACCACAAACCATGTGTAACCCATCGCCGAACATACCTCTTGCAGCAGCACTCCGATGGTGGTGGTGCTGGCAATCTTGATGGGGCTGAAGTATAGTCCAGAGATTACTCCGATGGGCGACGTGATGGGGATGCTCACCTCGCGCACGCCGTTCTCCATCGCCGTGTCGAACGATTGCTCCTGTAGGTAGCCGAAGAACACCAACTGACCGCCGTAAAACACCTCTACGTAGCGGTCGGTCGATGTAGTGGGATGCAGGTCGTCCAGTTCGCCTGCCGTCTCCTCTATCACGCTCAGGTAGCCCGTCTTCTGGCGTATCACCTCCAGCAAGTTGTCGGTGTCGGTCTCGCCGAACACAAGCGGATTGGCTGAGCCTGTGAGTGTGGTCACGCCATTCTCAACAGCGAATGGCACGTCGGCACCCGTCTTCGAGGTGTCGGCGCTCGATGTTGCTCCGTTCACGTACACGTTCACGAGGCACCCCGTTCCGTTCAGGCTCTTGAATTGTAA